GTAAACTTATCAATATATTCATCGTGGAAAATAACAGATTCAAACACACTGATACGTAAAGCTCTTTCTTCCTTGACTTGCTCCACACTGGTATAGTGTTTAGCTGTTTTTAATAACTCATATATATTCCCTCCGTATTTAACGTAATCAGTTAAGTCTTTTATATTTGGTCGGTTAGGAATGAGAACCACTTTAGCTTGAGGGAAATTTTGGAGTATTCTCACCATACCCTCGGCTCCCGCTTCATCATTATCAAAACAAAGGGTTATTTCTTTGTCCTTTAATAAATCAAACCAATCTTCATTAAAGGTTCTAGCTCCAGCAGTTGATGATACTGCTGGGATGTTATTACTCCAAGCGACAAGCGTATCAAGTTCACCCTCGGTAACTAAAATTGATTTGTGTGTCTTCGCATTATTCCAACCATATAAAGTAGCTTTGAGTCCTTTATCGGAAGTGTACTTAGGTTTAATGTCATACGCAGGGTCGCGTCTATATTTGGACAATCCAGTATCTTCTATAGGTATACGCAGACATTCGCCAAACTCATAATGTTCATGGACTGTAATATTAAAAAGCTCGATGACATTAGGAGAAATGCCACGAGTTGAAAGCCAGTTTAGTAATCTATTATCTTGCATACTGGTAGTATAGCACTTGCATATTGGTATGCAAATTGGTATACTGTGTATATCATGGGTAATTACCAAATACAGCGGATAGTCACTGAAATGCACCGCAAAGGCATAAAACAATCAGAGATAGCTGAGGTACTAAAAATAAATCAGTCTACGGTTTCTCGTTTGTTAAAGAAAACTACTGAGCATGTCTCTAGTTTAGAGACATATACTAGATCCATTCAAATACTTGATGAGCTTGTCGCTATAAATCATCCAAGTGACTTTTCTGAACAAGAACTTAATCAAATTAAAGTATTACGTAGCTCCTTCTTGAATGGAATACGAAATTATAAGTTAGCATGCTAACCCTTCGTCCTTACCAATCTCAAGCAGTACAAGCTATCGTAGACAGATACGAGATACCAATACGAGATGTTTTAGTATTGCCAACTGGTTGTTTAGCAAAAAATACTTCTATTCCGATGTGGGATGGTACATATAAATTAGTTCAAGAAGTTAAACGTGGTGACATTGTAATTTCTTACGATGAGTATAGTAGAAAATCTGTTCCTGGCGTAATTGATGAAATGTTTAGGACTAGTCTAAATCCTAAACCAATGTTATCATTTACTTATGAGAATGAAACAATCACAACGACCTACGACCACCCTTTCTTTAACGGAGAAGGATTCTATCCGCTCTATCAGCTTATCTGGAGAGAAATGGAAGAGAGCCAAAGGATTCAGCTCGAATTACTTTGTAAGCAATACGGGCAGACTCTTAACCACGAGGCAATACGGGGGAAACATAGTTGCTGTAATGAAACCTGCCCACGATGCGAACGGTTACTTACGTACCATGATGAACGGTCATACAGTCAAAGTTCACAGAATTGTGGCAGAGAATTGGTTATTGAACCCACTGAAGCATCCAGTAGTAAATCATTTGAACGGAAAGAGAAACGACAACAGGGCGGAGAATTTGGAATGGTGTACGGTAAAATACAATGCTTGGATTGGACACAAGACAGGCAAAATAAAAATACCAACACACCCACGGAACTACAAATTGGGGGACTTTTCGAGGAAGAAGATACGACAACACTATCTCAAAAACATGGAGGGGAGGAAGATGTTGGAGAAGAAGAGGCATTACGATATCCTTCAAAAAAGATATCCTCAAGTCACACGGGAGACACTTTGCGAAATAGCTACAGCAAACTCGAGGTCAAAATTTCAGAGCCTTACTATTCCATCTGTATGCGAGAAGCACCATACACATATTGTATTGGAAAAAGGAATAAGTTTATAACACATAATAGTGGCAAGTCTTATGTAATAGCTGATTCTGTTCGTCAACTTAATGTACCAACACTCGTACTGCAACCATCAGCCGAGATTCTAGAACAGAACAAAGAGAAGTTAGAGATGGTCTGTTCAACCGAAGACATCGGTGTGTATTCGGCATCAATGGGTGAGAAAGTAGTCAAGAAAATAACCTTAGCTACAATCGGTTCAGTCGTAAACACCCCTGAGTTATTTAGACACTTTCCATTAATAATAATAGATGAGTGTCACAGTGTTGCTTGTGATATGTCTGATACGATGTACTTAAGGTTTCTTAATCAAATTACTCCTAAGAAAGTAGTGGGTGTAACTGCCACGCCGTTTCGACTTTCCACTACGTATGCCCCACCGTATTTTGATGAACAAGTGACTACAATTAAAGTCATCACTAGGATGCGTGGTCGAGCGAAAGAGAACTTTTGGAATGGTGGCATAATTTTTAATATCCCAACGCAAGAAATGGTACGACAAGGTTTCCTACACAGACCAACTTATTTTGATAACACTAAACTGCAACATGAGAGTATTCCTATCAACAAGTCAAAGTCGGACTTCCGACTAGACCAATATGAAGCTCTTATATTGCCACATGAAGAAAACATCTTAGATGCGATTGTTCGACTCGCTAATATTTCACATTCCGTCTTGGTGTTCTGTACATCTGTTGAACAAGCAACTAGATATAGTGAAGTGATACAGAACTCTGCCGTGGTATCGGCAGGAACTAAAAAGAAAGACCGTAAAGAAATTATAGACAAGTTCAAGAAAGGAGAAATCAAAGTGGTATTAAATGTATCGTGTCTCACTACTGGCTTTGACCACCCACGCCTAGATGGTTTAGTGATGATACGACCCACTCGCTCATTGGCACTTTACTCTCAGATGATCGGTCGTATCTTACGTATCCATCCAGAGAAAAAACACGCTCGGATAGTAGACTTTAGTGGAAATGTGAAAGCGATGGGATATGCGGAAAGTATCGAGTTATACAAGAACGGGAACCTACCAGACATTCGTACTAGTAAAAAGGAGGGGTGGCATGGAATGGTGCTTTACAAATTTAGTTAAATTTTATTATGAACGAGGCAAAATTGACGGCATTACTTATGAAAGAACAAAGGATGCCGTTTGGTTTATGGGAGGTGAAAATAACTAAAGGAAAATCAATTCCGTTTAGTGGTTTCTCCAATGAACAGATTACTGTGTTGATGAGAGCGAAGCACCAGAGGTATGACTATAAGATAAGGGACACCTCTTTGGATAAAATGAGGGTAGACGGTTTTACTTTTATCAAATCGCCCTCTTGGTGCATCTGTTGCTACCCAGCAGAGAATAGAGACGGTTATAACGCCTATGCTATAGATATTGATGTTTGGTATCAAGAACGGCGTACTTGTGGGCGTAAATCGCTTACAGAAGAACGCGCCATTGAATTAGGGACTCTAATCTAATATGAAAATAAAAATCATCGGCATCAAGATGTTGGCACAATGTCCTATCTGTATGGCTATCAAAATGAACACAGGTGATAAAAACGCCCGATTCATTGGCGGGACAGCATTGCTGTCTTTGAACATTTACCAAAAGAGGTCTGTTGTAGGTGTAAAAAGTAATCTACAAGTAGCTATTGAACCAATCATACCGATGGTGTAGAGTAAAAATAGTGCAATAAACATTAAAAAATAAACATTAAATAAACTATATATGAAACCAAAAAAGACCGAGTCTCCAGAAGAAGTAGCAGAAGTGGTGACACCAGATGCCGTTGAAGTTACCTCTGAAGAGGCAACTCCTAAAGTAGAAACTCCCTCAGCTATTGATTATTCAAAGTACGCCGCTATGGCACAAACACCTACGATTACTGAGTGGCGTAAATTTGATTCGTTAACACTTAATGGTACGGTCGAAACCGAAGTCGTTGGTGACGGAGTGGAAAAGCGTAAGCCAGCCATTTTTTATAAATCTTATCAAACAAGACCAAAGTTATCAGACGGAAAGAGTGAGTCTGATAGAATACCCGCACCAATAACAGTTGTACCTATTCAGTATAGAGTAGTTATGCAACAAACAACTGATAAGGGTAAGACTTTAGTTCTTAAATCTTCAGAATTTAATGGAAATCCAACGGATAAAGTCATTATCTTTAAGTACGGTCAAAAGAATGAACAAGGTAAGCAAAATGTTGTTGCTACTTACGGACCAATGACAGCAATGGAAGCCCGAAAAACCTTTAAGAACGCTGAAGGTAAAGGTGTTCTCCGAGATAAAGTCCATGTCTATTCATTGCATAATGGTGAGCTGGTACGCTTTATCATCAAAGGAACTGGATTGTGGGAAAAAGAGTCTGAACTCAAAAACGGTAAAACTGAAGCATCGCGAACACCTCATAAGTATTTTAATAATTACTTTTCTACCTTTGCAGCGACTGAATTTTTTTTCCGCTATGAGATGAAGGTAGATGCAGTCTATCGTGATCACATCATTAACAAGTATTACCGACCAATCTTTACTCGTGGTAATCAAGTCAGTTCAGACGTTGAGGTTAAGGCACTAAAGCACTTAGCGGACTTACGCCAATACTTCATTGAAATGGATAAAGCAACGGCTGAATTTGTATCTAATAGTACAGCACCAGCAGTAGTTATAAGTCACGAAGAAGATGTAGACGAAAACGGAATACCGACTTTTTAAGTAATCTCGTCCGTTTACTCTGAGGGTTTATACCCTTGGAGATAAGCGGACGAAAAGAAATAACTATGCAACTCCAAAATAATCAACCAGTCTTTCGATTCAGTATTTTTCAAAAATGGTGGCAGAACCCGCAACTTGCCATGGAACAATACTTCCCTGAAGAATTACCGAAAACAAAAACTAAATGGATGGATGCAGGTTCAAATATTGCCGAAGGACTTGAAGAACGACCTCTACCTTGGTGGCTTGCGGATATACAACCAGCAGACATCAGTGAATATCGTATTATTGAAGACTTTGATGGATATTTAATCCGTGGATCTTTAGATAAATTCATGTATGAAGGGAATACTGTCATCGACAACAAATCTCTAAAACGGAAGATGACAATGAAAGAGGAAAAAGAAATGAAAACAAAATTTATTTATACGTTAGAAGATTTTTCTAAACTAAAGAATAAGTTTGATGAAAAAGATGCAAAAAAGTACAAGGAACAATTAGTCTTTTATCAGGTCTTAGTAGAAAAAAGACACGGTTCAGTTAATCCAATATCATACATCGAGGTTATACCAATGTTGGAAGACTTTAATGGATTTATTAGAAGAACTGGAGAACCAGCATATTTAGTTCCTGTACCAGTTACCGATAAAGAACGTGCAGAGATGAAAGAGAGGATTATCAACACCGCTAAGAACATCACCGTATGTTGGGAAGCGTATAAAAGAAAAGATATTAAAATATGAAAGAAATAAAATTTAGGGTATGGAAAAAACATTTAAAAGAAATGAGATACGACTTATCTCAATTTTATATTGGTGATTTTGGTAAAAAAGGTTTCATATTCATGCAATATATAAATCTCAAAGACAAGAACAATAAGGAGATTTATGAAGGGGATATTCTTGAAAGTAGTAAAGATGATTACCTACGTTCAGTTATTGAATATTGTAATGTGAAATTTGCATTAGGAAAATCCTCTCTTTCAGAACGAATAATAAATCATTATGAACTAAAAATAATTGGTAACATATACGAAAATCCTGAGTTAATTAAAAAATAAATTATGCACCAAACATCTAAGCGCTCACAAAAGAGACAAATAGCTAGGAAGCAAACAGACGCAGTGGCACAGCCACAGTATAACGAAACACACCCACTAGGAAATCGTGCTACTCGTAGACATCAAGCGAAGATTAACCGTACAGCCATGATGACCTCCCGTAAAGAGGGATTTCAGCGACACCTACGTAACTTACGAGAGGCTGTAGTAGCTGGCTATAAAATGCGAATGGAAGCAATTACTAAGAGGAAGTTGGCATGTAATAAATAAATAAAACCATGACACAACAACTAACAATCATAAACCAAATAAAAGACATCGAGGTTAAATCAGGAGTAGCATTTGAGATAGACGTTACTCAATTAGCTAGTCTCGCAGAACGTGGTAGGGCGATTACATCAGTGAACGATGACAACTTTGCAGTTGTAAAAAAGGAAATGCAACAGACTCGTAAGTACGTTAAAGACTATATGCTTGACGCTCGCTCTGAGTTTAATCGCCTTGCTAAAGGTGTAATTGAAGTTGAACGAATAATACTTACTGAGGTAGTAATAGAAGAAGACCGTCTCATTGCCCTCGATAAAGCCGAGAAAGAGCGACTACTTAAAGAAGCACGCCTTGAAGCACTACCAGCTAAACGTGAACGTATTACCGCCGTAGGGATTGAATTTACAGATGAAGAAATATTAGCGATGACTGACGTTGACTTCGAGCTGGAGTTTGCTACACGACTATCTGCTAAGGCTGTCGCTGAACAAATAGCTGCTGAAGCAAAACTCGCTGAAGACCGTGCCGCCTTAGAAGCAGAAAAGGTAGAATTAGCTCGTAAAGAAGCAGAAAATAACCGTATTGAACAAGCACGCAAAGAAGAACGTGAACGAGCTGAACAGCTTGTTAAGGATACTGCCGAACGTGAGGCTAAGGCAGAGATTGAAGCCAAGCGCGTGGCTGACGAAGCAGAATTAAAGCGTCTGGCTGATGAAAAGTATCAAGCGTTTCTAACTGAGAATATGTTTAATAAAGACACTGATATTATCATCGAGAATAACAAAATTTATCGCTTTGTAGCAGAATATAAAAGTTAGCATATTGTATATGGCTAACTATGGATTTCCCTATAAAGGTTCAAAGAGAAAACTAGCAGATAAAATACTTGAGATTATTCCACCAGCAGATAATTTTTATGATTTGTTTGCTGGTGGATGTGCTATTACACATGCTACTCTATTAAAGAAAGACCTCTGGGGAAATAAGTGGCAAACAATTCATTGTAATGACATACAAGGAACACCTCAACTTTTTTTAGATGCGGTGAATGGAAAATATAAAGATGAGAAAAGATGGATAAGTAGAGAACAATTTTTTGCAGAAAAGGATATTGACCAATATATAAAGTGGATATGGTCTTTTGGTAATAATGGTCGTGATTATCTATTCAGCAAAAACATTGAAAACTTAAAAAGACAAGCACATGAATACGTTATAGCAAATGGTTATGATGGAACGTCTATTAAACGAATCCAATTATTAAAACAGTTCAAACAAGAACGGCTCCAACAGCTTGAACAGCTCCAACAGCTCCAACAGCTTGAACGGCTCCAACAGCTTGAACAGCTTGAACGGCTCCAACAGCTAACTGTGTCATCTTTAGACTACAGACAAATAGAAATTAAACCTAATTCAGTTATATATTGTGACCCACCTTATAAAAATACTAATCACTACGGAATAGATTTTGACCATGATATATTTTGGGAATGGGTAAGAAATAACCCTAATCCAGTTTATATTAGTGAATATAATGCTCCTGAAGATATATCCTGTATTAAGTCTTTTAAGCACCGTAGCACTTTATCATCAAAACTAAATAAAGAAGTAATAGAAAATCTTTACTGGAATGGCAAATGAGTAAACACCTAAAAAAAATATACGTGGTATATAAATCTGTTACAGTTTTCAAATTTCTTAATGCAGTTAGCTTCTAAAAGTTACCCCCAGTCCCCTCTTGTATATATCTGATGTAATGTGTACTATACATAGTGAAGGAAGTTAATCAATCCTTCTCCACATATTATGATTTTATATCAAGACGGCGTACCAAAGAAAAATATCTTTATGTATCGCCATTCACTCAAGAATATTATCAATCGTCACGAACGATACCAACATTCCCAAAGATTATTAAAAGCACTAAGTAAGTAACATGACTTTTATAGATGAACTAGCAGAAAAACTTGCACACCAGAAGGCATCTATGATAGACGCATCTCTAGCAAGATTTTTGACAGAACAGGGTTTTGAAACTAATGAATGGAATGTTAAAGCAATGAAGAAACAACTGCAAGATAGAGGATTTGAGATTCTGACACAAGTAGATGGTTTTAACTCCGAATTAGAAATTTATACATTTAAAATAGTAAGAGTAGTTGCCAAAAGTAGTTTCTCCGTTCCTCAACCACACGTAACTATCGGGTTAAACAGAAACCAACCACTAGACGACCGAGACGTAGCACCACGGGAAGAACCAGAAGCCTTAGAGGAAGTAATCACCCACCGATCAGAGAACGAGTTTGAAGATGAAGACACTTATAAGCAAGAGCGTGAAAGTGAACGAATAGATGAATACTTTGCTCCAAGTGAAGGTTATGTGTATTAGTGTGCAACATTACACAATTACAATTCCATACTCTAAATTATACAGACGGAATAATGGCTACAAGTTTGGAGGACGCTGTTACTAAGTTCAGAGTTCACCCCAAATCAAATTAAAAGTTTTATAACAGAAATCTAAATGATTGAAATAAACAAAGATATAGTATACACACTTGTACTCAATAAACACATGATAACCGAAATTAGTGTGGCACTCACCATCGAAGAAATTAACGAGCTACACAACAAACTCACTACCTTTATTAACAATAATTACAAAGAGCTTAACTCAGATAACTGGACTATAGTATGACTACTATTTATTCCATTTCACCTAATGGGCAAGAACGCATAGATACAGTTCAATCAGAACGTGTCGCCGAAAAGATTAAGCGATTACAGAACCAAGGACAATTAAAAATTAAAGTTATATGAGTGAATATCACACTAAACGCTATCCGTACCGTAAAACCATTCTTCTAACAGAAGAGCAATACAATAAAGTGAAAAAAGATATGCAGAATATTATCAGAAATCTAATAGATACAATATGAAAATCATAGATTATATATACATACTAATCATCGCCACCAGTATGACAATACTTATAAATAGTATATTGTTTAGTAATTGCGTATTAAATTAAATATGCCTACAAGAATAGAAAAATTAACACCAGAACAAGAAAGTCAGATGATACCTTACGCCAATAAATGGATAGAAATTGGTTTACGTACAGGAGAAGCTGACTGGAAAACTTTTGATGAATACATGCCAAAGGCTTACGAAAAAGCCGGCATACCTTACCCTAAGAATGTAGTACGTGTTTCGTCTCCGTTAGTCGGTGCTTTCGCTGCTTCTATCGCCGAGCAAGTGTGGAAAAAAAGGGGGGCTGTCGGAGAGACTGTCCGTAAAGCTGATTTATCTATCGGAGAGATTGTCGATGATGCTGATGAGGTTGTCGGAAGGGCTATCGATAATGCAGTCGATAATGCTGTCTGTGATACTGTCGATGAAACAGTCGGAGCTACTGTCGGAAAGGCTGTAGTATCTATTGATAGAACTGTTCGTGATGTTGTTGATGAGATTGTTGATGATGCTAGCCGGATTGTCGGAGAGGCTATTGTTGAGATTATCGGTGACGCTATTGATGTCGATATGACTGTTGAAAATGTTGTTGGAGCTACTGTCGGAGCTACTGTCGAAAATTCTGTCTCTGCTATTGATGATGCTATCGTAGAGGCTGTTAACATGGCTGTTATCGAAGAGGTACTAAAGACCGCCGATAATACATCAATAATTGAAGATGTTAAAAAAACAATGCAGTTATATGATGTTAAAAACATCTCTTGGCACTACTGGTTAGGTGGGCAGTTTTGGGTCGGTGGTTGGTATTATGGTAACGCCTTTGTAAACTTTTTCATTGATGTCTGTGGCTTAATACTAGATAAAGATATTATGGAAAGGGCGCTTATTTATAGAAAGATAAATGAAAGCGTTAATTATATTTGGGCGAATAGAAACTTTGTAATAGTTTGTGATAGACCTAAAGAAATTCATCGAGACAATCAGGGACAACTACATAATGAGAAAGGAATGTCGATTAAGTATGGTGACGGCTGGGGAGTGTATCATTTACACGGCGTGTCTTTTGAGAAAGAACTTTTTGACAAGGTTATTTCAGGACAAATGTCTGTACAAGAAATCGTGCTAATCCAAGACACCGACCAACGTATTCAAGCAATGGAAATAGTATTAAAGAATAAATAAATTTATATGAAAAACTTAGAAATAAAAACCATTACACATAAAAAAATTAACATCACTATTCAAATAGATTACGACCATGGGGAAATCTCTTTAGTTGAGATGGCAAACAATGGCAAATATAAGAAAAAAGAATGGGTATTTGCTAAACGTGGACTAGAGTTTATGCCTGCTTGGAAGAATATTTTAGAAGCGATGCAGGTAGCTCTTAATGAAGGTGAAATGCTTTTAGAACAAGACTTAGCTGAAAAAACTAAGTTTCAAAGTGAGTTAATAATTAGTATGCCAAATTAATAAGAACTCCTACTTATATAATATGAAAACAATTAAGGAAATGTCTAAGGAGGAAAGAAAAGAGTTGGTCTATCTGATAATAAAAGAAGATGAACTCTCAATAAGTGAATTGGTGTACATCAAGGAACGCAGCGTACAAGAGACAATGAAAGAATTAAGAACATTGGTATCAGCTCTGTCCTATCAATCTGCCACCCTCTTCATGAACAAGGAGGCTCAGGAACTGATAAAGCCAGCATTAGCCCAGTCACTAATTAAAAGCAAACAATTCAAAGGTACATCTTTTGAAAAAGAGTTAATGTTAGAGATATAAAATAATATGAAAACAATAACAATAGACGGAGCTGAATACAGCCTGACTCCAGTTACTACGTGGATTAAACAAGAAATCGCAGGCAAGACATTAGAGTGGGGTGATGTTGCACCTAAAGGTATGACATGGGAGGAAGCTGAAACGTGGTGTGTAGAACAGGGTGGGAGATTGCCAACGAGTATCGAATTACTAACTGCTCTTGAACAGAGAGTTGAAGGGTTTAGGAACGGTGAATACTGGTCTGTTACTCCCTATATGCCCACTCGTTACCCGAATAGTGTCATGTACGTTTGCTTCTACTCCGGCTACTTGAGCTACACCGATAAGACTTACGTCTACGATGTACGTTGTGTTAGGGATGTTAAATAATATGAAAACACTACAAGAAGAACGAGAGGCAATAGTGGAAGAACTGTTTAAGAATGACGAAATACGCTCAAAGAAGTTCGAGAACAAGATTAAAGCCGCCCTCCTCGCCTACGAAGAGAAAGTGCTGGAGAGGATAATTCGTGAATTAGAAAAGTACCAACACGAAAGTGATATGAACAGTATCGGCATTCAACACCTTATAAAGAAACTCACCTTACCAATAATAGATTAACAACAAAATATATGACATTTATAGCAGGAATAACTTTAATGTTGCTGGTACAGTATTTGAGATGTTAAATAATTAGTATGAAAATAAAAACAACACTAGAGAAAGTAAACGAAGGGCTTGTACTAATACAAGATGAGGGTGGCGATGTCCGCGTTGACGGCTCAGAGGGTAGGGTTAAAATAAGTGGAGTAGATGCAGGTTTTTCATTTGATGATGGAGTTCTCACCATTGAAATCTATGACAAACCGTGGCTCGCTTCGGACAGTATGATTGAGTCTGAGATTAAAAATTTTTTCAACTAACATGACCCCCTCAAAAGAAACCTTAGAAGCAAAAAAGACGTTTGTGGAGGAGCAGAAGAAAATGGTAGAAGATAAGACACACATTGTTTGGGACTACGACCGAGACATTCTTAGTAAAGATGTCGGTATTAAGCCCGGTGACTTAAACATAATAGTCGAAACCATCATCAACAACACCCTTGCAGAAGTAGAGAGAGTGGTGGAGGAGTATAAGATAGCAGGAGGTAACTATAATTGCGGAGAAGAAGGTTGTTGTGATACTAATCCAACAGATGAACGTGAGAAGTGGGACATTGGTGAACAAATTGCATATAACACCGCCCTCGCCAACATCAAAGCCAGAATACAAGAGATGTTTATTAAGTAAGTGCTTCTTATGAAAACAAAGTGGATTAAACAAGAAATCGCAGGCAAGACTTTAGAGTGGGGTGATGTTTCACCCTATAAAATGACACCGAAAAGGTCTAAAACATGGTGTGAAGAACAGGGTGGTAGACTACCAACGGTTGTTGAATTACTAACCGCTTACGAACAGAAGGTTAAGGGGTTTAAGGATAAGACTTATTGGTCTAGCACTCCCCATCTGCCCACCCTTTACCCAAATAGTGCAATGTGTGTTTTTTTTTCCTCCGGCTACTTGAGCTACAGCAATAAGAATTACAGCCTACATGTACGTTGTGTTAGAGATGTTAAATAAGTTAAATTATCCTTTCTTCTTAAAAAAGATAATATGAGTAGACCGAAAAATAATGAGAGACTGACACACTGTCGATACTGCGGTAAAAAGCTAGCTCCGCATAAGATATATTATTGCACCATTGAATGTGGCTGGAAATGGAGAATAGAAAACACCACTACCTAAATAGTGGTGTTTTTCATTTTCATTTATGTTTGACACACACCAGCGTGTACTCCGTGTCAATCCAAATAATGTTAATGATGTTGGCAATCTGATAAGGGGTGTAGTTGCTGAATAATTTATGCCACGCTCGATGTTCTGTCTGCGTAACATAAGAAATATTTTCTCGTTCATTACTGCCACCAAGAGACTTCGGCTTACGATGATGCTTCGTGTGAGATACTGTTCCTTTCCGCATAATCACCCCCTATGATATACCCATTCCATCAAATTCATCGCCATGTGTCATGCGATGTTTAACGTACCAAACCATGTTTGACTCAGCCAAACACTTGGGACATTCACAAAAGACAACAGGTTCAGTGAAATTAAGTTTGTATATTTCCACTTGATGCTCTTGCCACACACCATTGTAACAAGTCATGCGATGTTTAATACATACTCCTACCATAGTAACCTCCTATTCTTCAAAGTTTTCAAAACGCTTTTGGCAACGCTCGCATGTGATAAAACTTTCGGTACACACACCGTCACCATTACGGATATAACAATACTCAGCACGATTACATTCATTACAAAACGTAACACTATGCTCAGTGGTGTTACACCCTACCTGAACGCCACAGCCAATACATAAAATTATCTGTTTCATTCGTCTTGCCTCCTTAACGCTTCAATGGTGTTTCGGAGATTGATTTCTTTTTCGCAAGTATCGCAATTAGCCATCAATACTGGTCGCTTAACATACAGCATGTAAATATTGATGTCATGCGACTGATACCAGCTACCGTCTTCGTTAATACGATTGTGTCTAAAACATACCCTAGTGTACATTTGTCTACCCCCTTATTAAATTGTTAAAGAACGCTTCACCTTTCAGTATTATAACACTGTGTATAAGTTATAAAGTACGGACTGTGTATAATGTAATATGAAGTTATGTCACTATATGAATACTTAACGAAAGAAGAATTGATTAAAAAAATACAACACCATAATCAATTACCGACTAAAGATGAACTCAACGATGAAATAACTCGCTTGAAAAAACTGTTAATAGAAGAACGAAATAGTAACTTAGAAAAATTAAAAGAGGACATTATCCCTAAAGGTAAAACACTGTTACGAAGTTATCTTTTTACTTTGGAAGAAAACAACCAACTACATAAAGAATTAGAAGATTGTAGAGACTTAATCGAAAAATATATTAAAGTTATCCCCAGTCAATAAAATATATATCTATATATTTGTTATAATTAAGGTAAGAGAGCCGGTCATAGACACGCTCTCATTATTCATTAAGCCAATGGCTTATTAAAAAATCAATTATGAAACTAACCATTATTATGGCAATAATGGTGGGAATTGGACTATATTTCGCACCAAGCGATTATACAGTCATCAATGAACGTATTGAAACAGACACCAAGGTGGAGGAACCTGTGGTGATAGACAATATTGAAAAAGCAAAACAAGAATTAGCTCGTATCAATATTGAATTAGATGAAGAGGAAGCTCAGTTATTGGAGGACATAAAAACTTTTGAAGCAGAAGCTATTATTGAAATAGCTCGTATTGAAGAAGGAACGGCTGTCAAAATAGCCGAAAAAAAATCTCGTCTTGAAAAGATACGAGAAACACGTAATTCTTTTCAGTAAGCCCCAGAGCTAAAAGAATTGCAAACGCTATAATTAAAGTCGAGACTGGCGGTAATTGCAATGCTCGTGGGGCATCAGGTGAACGTGGTTGTTTTCAGTTTATGGCGGGTACATGGGAGTATTGGAGTAAATATGTCTTTGGATATATTGAAGACATAACTCCAGTAAATGAGTATTACGTAGCAGTACGTAAAATACAGCATCACATTGACCAAGGTTATTCTAATAGTGAGATTGCCCTTATTTGGAACCAAGGCAACCCCTCACCATGTAAAAAAGACATAAACAAACAAGGAGTACCATACGACTCTTGTAGTTACGAAAAGAAAGTATTGGCTAATTTATAAAAAGAATGCTACTTAGGTAGCATTTTTTTATTCTTCGTACTTATCATCTCCGTAATCATCTTCAGTTATTTCTAACATATCATCAATGCAGTCACATTTTTGTATTGAAATATCTTTACCGCAAATTGAACAATATATTGGTTTGAACAAATGTTCCCAGTTTGGTTCTGTTGACATACGTAAAAAATTATAACATATCTTTATACAAAAAAAGCTTACAGTTATTCGTAAGCTTTTTTGTTATATGACCAACAAACTTTACACCATCTGTCTCAGTCTCCACTCTGAGACAAGTATATTGTATCACTTATTTTCCTGCGTATGGTTCACTCTGGCTAGACTCCCCCTTATTAGCGAAGTAAAAAGAGAATGCCATAGCTGCGAGAACCATGAAGTCTTTGGAATCAATTTTATCTATAAAAAGTCCAACAATAACTGCTGTTGCCATCATAATGAATACGATTTTTGAAGCAGACTTTAGAATAGGATGATTTATCATAATTGTGTGTTAATGCTTTTAAGAGTTTTTATACCAACTCGTTTACCCTTCAATAAATTAAGTTCTACTGGAGAAGCAACTCGATTAGCAATCTGATAATTGTATACAGCAAGAGCCGTTACATTACCATAATAACCTGTTGAGTTTTGATTGGCTGGGAAAAATCCACGAGCCTTGAGAAAATCTTGAAGACGTACCACTTCGTCATTCTTTTGACCATATTCAAGAATATTCTCAAATCTAGTAAACTTGGTGTCGCTTACATCGTACTTTAGTAGAGTAAAACCAGCACCACTGGTGAACATATCGTTAAATACCTCCCTAGAAATGAGTCGTTGCCCGCTAAACTCACCAAACCGACCCCATGAATCATCGAGAACAAGGTACTGTACCTTTTCGTAAGTTACTGCATCTACAACCGCTACAGCGTGCCGTATACCCCTATTTTGGCTCCCTAGTTGTGGGAAGTCTTGAGACCAACTCTTACGGTCGGCAGCGATGTGTATCTGTGCGAAGCCATTTTGCTCTACCCACGCAGCGATGAAATCAAAGTCTTTTGGCATTGCTACATAAGAAATAGCATTGATAAAGTTGTTAATGTTTTCAAAGTCGGTCGGCATAACAATTAAGTCCATTTGCTCGTCATTCATTTTTTGACTCGGACAATTCTTTTCAGGACATGTGCCGTATTTCACAGCGATACTAAAAGCATCATGAATATACATACCAGCATGAGGCTTATTTTGTCGTTTCTGGTATATAGGCGTTGAGGAAAACTGTATAGTCTTGCCAGTTTGCTTTTTATATAAAACCTCAAAGCCCTTTGCGAGAGCTTGAGACACACAGGAACCAGAGCCGTCTTGGTCACGAAGTGTGTATTTTTTCCACTTTCCTTTTTTTACTTTGCGAAACTTTGGTACAGTAGAACCAGCACTTACCAACTCCTCAGCCTGCCAATCTTTTTCTTTTTCTTTAGCAGTACGATTGTCGGGAAGTACACCAATGTATTGACTTTCATCTAAATGAGAAACCATATTTTACTCCTCTGAAAGATTACCATCATCAAACCCAATCGCTTCGGATAACTCTTTGTTGCTCCAATTAGTGTCTAAGTACACATCATGTATTTCAATAGACGGTTCTTTGCGTATTGCTTCTTTAACATTCATAGCCTTCACATATTTCCGCACTACGTACATTTTTGGTTTCTCAATTTGTTTTTTCATATCATCATTTATTAAAATATTTAGTTAGATATGTTATTACATAAGTCATTCCTTCCACTCCCATAAAGCCACCAGCACCAGCTAATGCGCCAGTTAAATACGACTCTGTTCCAAACCATTGTAAAGCTAATAATAAAAACATCACACCAGAGAAAGACGACATAAATACTAATGCGATGTAGTCTAGGAAGTTTTTAGTTCCCCCTGCGCGATATACCTTTGTAGCATGAACTAGAGCGCCAAATACAGCTAAAGTTCCATGATAAAAATACGGCATTGCTTGTTGATAAAAATGTTCTTGCATGCGTATATATTATAGCATTTGTTAGATGGTTATCTAACCATAAATATTTATAAGTTTAAACAAACACCGTCTTTCAGTTTCTTAGTTAATCCGCCTGTTGATAAGTTGATACTAGGATTAGGAGCTAACTTGATTGTCATATCTACCTTATTTGTTATTGTCATTTTAGCTGTATAGGTTTCATATCCTGCTTTGGATATTTCAAGGGTAAAGGGATTATAATCATAGCCGATAGACCAGACGTTTGTTGATGGTGCATAACTCGCAGGAGATAAGTGCTTGGTAGTGATATATGGGATTATAATATATCTATCTCCAGCTACTAATGTAGTAACGGTGTCGGGGGCAAAATTAAAAGAGGTAGCTGTTCCGTTAGAGTTAAAAATTATTCGTCTTTGACCAACTCCACTTCCACTTGTAATCACAACCTCTTGATAACCGAATTGATTAGTCGTCCAGCTTTTAGAGCTATCAGTTAAGGAATTTGCGGTTGCCGATGATATTGTTCCGCTCTCTCTGGCGACATAACCATCTGTATTGGTGATGTAGGTAAAAACAACATTGCCGTCTTTATCTGTCATTTTAGCGGTCGCTCCAACTATTACATTTCCATTTTTATCAACCACTTTTAACAAGACAGAGTTCTGTATCATTACTGTTTGGTCGCCGACAACAGGAGCACTTGAGTTTGTCCACCTTGCTTTATTTGTGTCCGCAAAAGTTCCATAATTACAGTCAATCGTATAAAATCGCCAAGGGTTAATATTAGTTGACCAATACGGATTAAGTGGCGAACTTGTTGCTCCAGACATATCACAATCGTGAACATAATTATTATTTGCTGTTGTTGGTCTCATACAAAAAGAACCACCATATACCGTAACATTCTTAACAATTGCTCCAAATCCTTCTATGTGGCAATCTCCAGTAGGGGTTCCCCCAGCAGTTACCCCAATAACTGCAACGGTATTACTGTTGAAGGCTTGATTTCTTACTCCTTGCACATATAAGTTATATATTTTTTGCCCAGACTGAGCTCCAATTCCAGCCCCCCAATATCCGTTAAATCCGATAGAGGCACTTAAAACAATGTGCTTAAATTGCATATTGTATAAAATTGAGTTCACACCAAAAACAGTTCCAGACGGATAATTGCAATTTGAACCCAAAAAAATAAAACTACTCCCTTTTCTTACATTACTACCACTAACCAGCTCTCCAATTAAAAAGACTGCATAATAGGTTTCCGCCATTAAAAACCAGTTTAAATTAAATTGGATAACTTCATCCTGTGATGATATGTAGTTATAATTGTAATTAACCAGAGAACAATCAAAAACATAAACATTATTATTTTTAGAAACTACTCCCCAGCCACCGGCCACCGAAGCGTTATAAATATCAGTAAAAGTGCAAGGAGCGCCACTTGTATATCCACTTGTATAAATTGCATAAGGCAATCCCTGTGTGCTGTTTGATACATTAGCAATATGTCCTCCCTCTGTCCAAGTGGTAAATCCTGTTATTCTGTATCTAATTCCAAAACAATAATAAATATTAGGGGAAATACTTGTCCAGTGAAAACTATCCCAATCAGCAGGAACATTAAAAGAAAGTATTTGCGAACCAGTGGCAGTTAGTCCAGCTGTTCCGTCTGAGATAACTGATAATGGCAACCAATTAGGAGCATTGTTTGACCCACCAACGGCATACTCCCAAACACCTGTAACTCCAGTTCCGCCAATTCCAACATCTAAATTAACTTTAAGCTGATTAGCTTTTCCGTATTTGTTATAATCAAAGGCAAAAATAAAGGCATCACCGACCGCAACCCCAGTATCGGGAAACACATCAACATTATAGACATTTCCTTGACTCCCTCTAATTGTGTGTTTCAAAATATCAGTCGCACCCGATGCGTCATAATAAGCACAACCTTTTACATTTGTCCAGATATTGTTAAAAGTAATAGCCATTAAATTAAAATATTATTTATTTCTTCTTTTCTTAAATTCAACATATTCTCTTGATGAAATTTACTGTCGTTCGGCATTAAAATCTCATTCGGCTCATTAGCCAACACCAATAATTGAGTCTCAATCTGTTCTAGTTCCGCTCTTAATTCATCGCTAATATAAATAGCCCGTGGGTCAATTCCCTCTTCGGCATAGACGCCCCCGCGTTCTTCACTGAGTTTAATTATTGCCATATTCTTTCTTTAGTTCTTTAAGTTTAATGTCTTCAACATTTATCTTAGCTTTAAGTGCGGTTGTGCTAAGTTTATTTTCTTTCAGTATCTTCTCTGCTTTTTTCAACTTATAAAGATTGATATATTTTTCATTCATATTTTTTTATATATTACATCATCATGAAGGCTCTGCGGGCTGCGTTGTTATTAGTGGATACCGTACTTTCTTTTACAGAAATACCAATAAACGCCCATGTAGATGATGTTAATGTGGCAATAAGTGAATCATTAGCTCCAGCCGGTAATGTGGTTCCCTCAAAATCTGAAAATATATCGAATGTAGATACAAGAGTAGTGTCGGTACCACCAGCCTGTCCACCTGAAGCGAATATTCCAAACCCACAAGTTGCTTCATTTCCATCATTTGTAAAAGATAGAGTCGCTGTGGTTCCTGTTCCATTGGTTGCTTTAGCGTTACTATCTCCTTCAACATAAGAGGCGGAAGTGTTCGAATTATTATACGCAAAGGCTGAAATTACAAAACGTCCTGATGCCGTGTTTCGTGTTACTACAATATTATTTGAACCAGTGGTCGGGTTGTGTAGATACCAACCAACTAACTCACGATTTGTAGAAGGTCTTGGTATGCGAGCAAATTCTGTCATTGCTACTCCATTATAAGTTGCCCCAGTGGTATCATTAGCTGTGTTTACTGAATTTTCTGAAAATACAATTAAAGTTGTTCCACCAGAACAGTTAAAAGATTGTGTATTTGTTGCTGAACCACTTGAGTCAACTATGTTAAGGTGTGCTGTCCGTGCTATTGCCATACTATATAATTTGCCACGTATCAGTAGCTGTTTTTAATAATCCTCTCGACCCATACTGCTCTGCGATTGCCAGAGGTGCTGAAGCAGGTGCGTTAATTGTTACTCCACTACCAGCCGCTATAGTAGTCGAACCAGCACCTCTTTGTTGCACCATAAGTCGTGTGCCTGTTGGGAAAGCTACAGAGCTATTCGGCGGCACTGTTAATGTATTAGCAGAGGCATTATTCATTGAAACAAACTTTGAAGCATCTGCTAAGACTAATGTGTAAGAAGTGCCTGTCTGAGCATTTTCGGTTATTAGAGTAGAAGCTAGAGCCACTCCCTCAACAGCAACTACTCCAGCACTAACACGTGATAATGTTGTGTCAGAAGCATGACCGAGTTCGAGAGTAGTCGATATAGCAACTGCACCAGTACCGTGTGGCGTAAGAGAGATGTTCCCATTAGTTCCGTCTGTAAGAGTTATATGTCCTGTATAACCGTTACCTGCTTGTAGAACAAGGTCTTGGTTTTCGTTTGAAGATACAATGCCAGGTAGTGTATCAGAGCCAACGACTATCCCATTGATTGTAGCAGTGCCTTCAGAGCCTATAATCAATCTCGGGGCAAGGACACCGTTTAATAACGTCTCAAATACAAAACTACTACCCTCTGATGTCGCAGTAATATCATCTGAATAGACACGCATTCTAGCAAAGAGTTTTTTTGTAGCACTATTATTATCAAAGTAATACAAATTTTGTATATAATCATAGTCATTAGGAGTTGCAGAATTAAAATGCACATCCAAGGCTGTCATGGACTCTCCAAGATTTGTGTTCTCAATACTTAACGAAGATGAAGTGTCATCTGTAATAGCAGAGACATTACCAACTATAGTTAGATTATTACCTGTTTGAGTAATGGTAACATCACCATTGTCCCAGTTGATGACACCTCCTTCTGCTAAAAAGAGGTCTGAAAAAGATGCTGTTGCTGCACCCAAGGCTAGACCGTTATTTGTCGTTGGTCGTATGTATGCAGATTCAATATTTAATTTTTCTGTTAATGTCCCATTACTTACTAAAGAAAACTTAATTATACCATCCTCAGAGGCACTTGTAATGTCTGTTGATTGTACTGTTAGTCTTGCTACTTCACCCTCATTACCTGCATCATCATTTAAGTAGAAAGACTGGTAAATTTCGTCATTAGTAGCTGGTGTTGCTCTATCTCCTTTCAAATTAAGTAAACGGCTAGAAGAAACATCGGCAGTGCTTTTAAATACAGCAGGAGCTTTATTTGCAGTAACAGAGATACTGCCATCTATATATGACAAATCATCATTGACTCTCTGCCACATTGAATCAGCACCAAAAGTATGAATAGTTGCGTCTGTTTCTTGAACATATCTTGACTCAACAGCAATGTTCATTGCATACGTCTGTATTGTCGAATTATGGTAACACTCAACGGTAGAACCGTTTATTTGAAATCTAGGAGCATTACTATCAGTTGTTCTTACTGAGACCTCACGAACTGACCAAGTAGTTGTGGGTTCGTTATAATAAACGATTGCAGAGGTACCAGTATCAGAATTAGTTGCTGTGGTTACTGCTCTGATTAGGTACTGATAGGTAGTATTAAGAGTTGTGCCATGAGTATCATTTAAGTAAACAGCAACTGGAGTAGCGACTGGTACAGTTAAATTACTTCTATTAGTTATAAATCCATTCCACTTTAAATCACCATTATCATTTATTGTAGCTACACTATTCTGTATCAACTTACCTGTCGTACTGTCATATCTAGCTATAGCATTATCTGTAGCTGATGCCGGTCCGACAACATCACCACTACCACTAGGCGGTGCAATAAATTCAACACCATCTTCTCCTGTTTTTACGGCAAGTAGTTTACCAGCTTGTGATGCGTAGGTTGCTGGAGTGTCCGTAAGTCCTAAAAATGTAGTAGTACCACCAGAGGTGATAATGCCGTCTATAATCGCCTGTCGAATAAATCCATATACCTGTTGCTTTCCAATCGTGCCACTACTATTAGATCGTACTTGTGATACTTGGCTAAGCGCTTGTGCAAGCCCATTAACATCAGCAATTTGTACTGTGTAACGTTTATCCCCTGTAAGCCTAGAAAGCACTTCTCGTACAGCTTCCCCATCAAGATTGTCTTTAATCAAATTAGAGAAATCTGGTAATTCAATCATTCCTAAAGCAAGTTGCGCCGCACGCTGGACTTCCTCTTCTGTAACCACACCATCTTTAACTTCGTGAAGTTTTTGATTTATGCGTTCAATAGCTTCTATTACTGTTTCATCACGATTTTTTTCACTAAGATATACTTTGGAATTAAATTTACCTTCTACTCGATTGATAAATTTATCTTCTTCATTATTAAGAGCATAATTTACTGCCTGTGTAAGCATCTTAAGAGCAGAATCTTTTGAGATATAATCCACATCTTTTATAGGTGTCTTACCATCCAATCGCCCTGCTTTGATTGCTTCTTCGATTACTTTTACCTGAGATAGAACAAGCACAACAAGGTCTGCCATTTCCTTTATCGTTGGTTCTTTAACAAAACCAGACTTATCTTTCTGGTACATCATTACTTTTTTTACCGCATCAAGATTAGACATATTTCAATAATTATACCACGATTAAGAGTATTCAACTCCAGTTAAGTCATCACCTGTATAAACATAAGTCTTTACTAAGTCTATGCCAGCTGGTGTGTCACCAGAGAGGACTACACTTGTAAGTTTATTTCCAGTATAGTTTAGTGTCTTGGTGATACCATTTGCGTATTCCATAGAAATTAACTCACCTCCTGTATAGTTAAGAGTAGCATTTATACTGTCTAAGTTATGAGATACAGTTTCAAAGGTTACTACAGGTTCATAAGATTGTTGCGCCACGTAATTCTTCACCCAATTAGCAGAAACACCACCTCCAACAAATTGTGTTGTGAGGTTTTTCTTTAACGCATCTACCTCGTCCCGTAACTCCTCATGGTCAAGTTGTATATCCTCAAGTGTTTCACGTAGAACAGTATCATCATATGGTGTGTATTCAGGTATTTCCACAAGAGCCAATACTTGCCCAAGAATATCGTCTATAATCTTAGGAGTAATAACCGCATCTTTTCCCTTTTCTGGCTGTTGGATTTTATCTAACTTCTTTTGTACCTGTTCACGTATTTCTTCGAGAGTTTTAAGTGTCGTTTCCTTACTAAGGTAGTCTACGTCTTTCACCGGTGTAATTCCGTCAATAGCCTTTATTTGTACTGGTTTTTGAAAGACTTTTTTCTTAGGTGTAAGCAAAAAAATGAATAACTCCGCTTGTTCTTCTGGGGAAAGAGCGTTGTAGTAACCGGGATTTTCTTTTATAAGGTGGAGTTTTTTAATTAAGTTATCCATAGGAAGGGTATTGACACGTTTAATCTAAGGGCGTATGTTTTTTGTATATGGGAGTAATTATTTTCATCATTGGAGCAGTTTGGTTAGCTATACTATTTCCGTGGTTGTGGATTGTGTATATAATGCTATTTGCTATCGCTCATTCCAAGTAGCATTTTTAGTGCGTTCTGTTTATCTTTTGGAGATACTTCTCCAGCACTTAAAACTTTTTCTATAATATCTCCGATACCCGCTTTAATACCACCAGAGAACCCCGTACGTGGTGTTATTTCTGGGTATAGTTCACGTAATTCCTGAGCAAACGCTGCCACTTCCTTTGGCTTTGCGCCTGTATACCCTAGTTGTCTCGCTATTGTGTCCATCTCATCTGCTATTGCTTCGTATGCTGGTGAACTTTGAGCTTCACCAAATATACGCCTAAGATTTACTTTTGCGAACTCTGCTGGGTCTGTTGTTTTTGTAACATTAAAGTTTGGTGTTTTAATTATACTGTCCTCAATATCATCTGTAAGAGTTATAAGGTTTCGATATTGAGTATTTAATTTTCTCAATTCTGGTGAAAGGTTCTCTAATTGATTTGCATAGATGTCACGAAATACTCGGAACATACTTGTATTCTCGCCATTTACATCCACACGTAAATCTCCAATCCCCTCCATACGTGTCTCTCTTTGTAATTTCGAGAAAAGTTGATCCATGTCACGAATTTGTACAGGAGTAAGTACTTCGTCTGCTTCATGAGCCATAGTATAGAGTTCCTGTATGCGTGAGCGTTCTGCTGGAGTGTATTTCCCTGTAAAAACAAGTTTTCCTTCGCCACCAACTTTAATACCCTGTTGTTTTAATACGTCATCCACCTGTGCAAGCCCAACACGCATATCTACTTTTGCGTTATTGAGTCCCAATACTTTTACTTGTTCTCCAATCGCTTCTCCAATCTTTTGTCGTTGTTTGTCGATAATATCATATTGTTCCCCAGAAAGTTCTCCACCAACGATTGTTGGATTCCTTTTAACACCAACTGAACTTGGTACTTCTTCTGCCATTTCAATAACTTTTCGATACGCCGCTTTGGTTGGTTCATCTGCTTGCGTAGCTGTATTTATAAATTTTTCTGGTAACTCACTTTTTAACGCCTTAGCAACTGCTGGTGTTGACGCTTTTTTTATCGCTTGCGCCTTAATCGCCTTTTCCGCGATATTCTCTTTTTGTCGAGTAATAAAACGTGGCACACGCTCTGTAATATCGGTTGCAGTCTGCTTTACACCTTGAATTGTTTGACTTTCTGGTAAAACATTACTGATGGTTTTACCAGTGGCAGAAAGCGCTTTAGATGCTGGCGCTTTTAATGCACCAACACCAGCCTGTAAACCTCTAATCCCTACAGGAACAAGACCGCCAACAAGTGTTCCCAATCCAGGAGTTGCGGTTTCTACTGCCCCTTTTCCTTCTAGTAAGTCCTGTCCAACATCATACGCATATCCACCAAGCAATCCTGCTGCGATTTGTCCGGGAAGTGACGCACCACCAGATATAGCAACACCTCCAAGAACTGAGCCAGTTTGAGCTATTGCTCCAGCAATTTCTTTTTTGGTTGGTTTTTCAACAAATTCTTGCGTAACTTCCTTTGACACATCAGTACCCATTTCATGTCGAGCCATCAGTCTACCCAACACATCTGTTGCGCCACCTAATCCCATCATCTCTGTAAAACGATTTGAGAGAGGGTCTTTTTTTTGAGCATTGCCGGTGCCAGCAAATCTACTCTGGTCTACTTGCTCAAGTTTTAATGCAGAGCGTTCACCATATTGTGTCTTAAATTGTTCTTCAGTAAGGGTTTTCATATTATTTCTGTATTACGTCTAATTGAGTAAACGTACCATCACTATTCTTAGTCCAAAAGGTACCGTCATCTTGTTTTATTACACCAAGTTGTTCTGGTTCGATTCCTTTCCGAAGTGCATCCATTTTACTGAAGTTAGACAACGTATCTAGTTCTTTTTTCATATTGCTTTCTGATGTTTCGTAATAAATAGAACCGTCATCTCTTTCACGTTTCCAGTTGATTATTTTTGTAGATGTTTGCCCAAGAATATCCCACTCCCCCTGTGACATGGCACCGAACGTCATTCCCTTTGCCTTTGCCTCCTCAAACGTATTTAATGTAAGTGTTTTTACAACATTTTCTATAGAGCCAACAAAATCAGATACTTGCCCAGACATTGTATCTATCTTAAACGGTGTCCAGCGTGCTAAACCAGAAGTACCCACCGCTTTAGCCATACCCGCATGATCTTTAAGAGAGTCCAGCGTGTTTACAAAACTTATATCTTTAGCATTTGATATTTCATCTGATGTAACATCTGCACCAAATGTAGCAATGACTTCACCAGTCTGTGTATCTACAAGTTGTTTGGTTCCACCAATTTCAAGTATACTCGTCTCTCTTGTTGATATAATTGGCTCTCGTAGTTTTGCAAGTTGTGCTGCTTTCAGTGTTAAATCCATGTCCATAGTCTGTTTTGCCCCTCTTGCCTGAATAAGTTGTGCAAGAGCAAGACGTTCATTATCGGTAGTATTTGGATTAGTAAGCATTGCAATTTCACTCGGTGTTGTTACACCTGAAGTAACCGCAGTATCTACAGCGTTCTGTACTCTCTCTATTTTTGCTATATCTGCTTCATACACCCTCTGTTCTTTATTTAAAAGTTGCGCTGTCTGATCATCAGCAATTCCACTAAAGTATTCAAGTTGTTGTATTTTATTCTGATTATCTAATTGACGGTCTTGATAATAGTCACTCATCGCATTGTTAATCAAAGTTGAAGCGGTCTCAATATTTCCTTGAAGGATATTAGCTTCTGCCGCAAGTCCTGCGTCACGAATAGCCGCCTGCTTATCTGCAAGATTTAAGGCTCTCTGTGATTGTATTGCACCAGCTCCACCCTCAGTTGCTTGTGCTTTTTGTAATTCTGTCTGCACATTACGCTTCGCAAGTTGTGTCTGAATGTCTTTGAGACGTTTTGTATCTGCCGTCACACCAAACTGTTCTGTAAGATTAGCTCGTTCACCTGCGCCATCAAATGTTTGAGTACCCAATAAAGCATTTATTTCATTAGCCTTATTACGAGACTCTAATTCTGCACCCAAAAAGTCCTCTGTATTTGTTGCTGTAGTATCAATAAGACCTGCTGTACGGGCGCCTGTGTTCGTATTTATTTGTGGTACAGGTGGAGTAACCTTCGCTGGTGGATTTACGAGTTCATTAGCAGAAACAGTTGGTTGAATAAGCTTTTTAGCTCGTGCCACAGTTTCATCAACTGTCTCCATGCCTACACTTGTGGGTATTCTCTGAGATTGCATATTTTATATATTATAACATATTACTTCCGATTGGATTTAGGTGTATCTACCAAATCAAACATACGATACTCAATATTTCCTTCAAGGATTACCATAATTTGTATCCAAGGCGCTTGTACATCTAACCCAACACGCTTACTCTCCCCGTCACTAGCAACATACGTATCCTGAGCAAGATTGAAGTTATCAGAATATGCATAACTTATCTCAGTATTAAGTCCAATAGCTTTTGATACGGTTACTGTGTATACAGTTGAAGAATGTTCAATACTTTCTATCATCGCCCACTGTCCTGCTCCATACCCATGTGAAATACGCACTAAATCACCAGTGACAACTTCCGACCAATCATCTGTTGTTGTAAATGTAGTTGTACCTGTCCAGTTAATAGTTCCTCGTGCCGTGTCTCGTTTTGTTGAGCGATACAATGTATAAATAACACCATCATTTTTGATACATGCCTTATGTATAACTCTAAGAAATGAGTCTGTCTCCACCGAAGAAAGTATCTCTGGTGTTACAAAATATGATGTACCAAACGTATTAGTCACACTATACACTCCAATATTATTAGTACCCGACACTTCTAGACCTGCGAGTGCAAACGTATACTCATTATCTACAATGAGTAGCGGCCCGGAAAGAGTTAATACATCTGCACCAACATCGGTTGCGCCATCAACGGCTGCGAATTTATGTGAAAGAGAACCTGTTGTGTTATTGAGTTCCCACACACCTGAATGAGAACGATTATTTATTGCATACGAGTCTTCTTCGGAATTTGTATTTATTAAAATATAAGTATATCCATCTTTAACTTTTACACCACGAGGATGCACCGGTCGTGATGTTGATGATGCTTGTATCAAACCTGCTCTAACATTGTCTAAGTGTCGAGAGTCAAATTGAAATGGAAAGTGTGCGAATGGAGAAAACCCAACACCATTAAATTTATACACAATACCTCTTTCATTTAGAATGAATGGAGTATTATCTTGTACCCAAATAGCCAGAACCGCTCGCCCGTCTATCGGATAGGCTTGTCGGTATACAGGAGTCCCTTCAACTTCTTCATTGGTATATATTTCGTACACATACGCATCACCAGATGTCTCATTATATGTCCCTACCCACATTGCACCCGAAAGACCTGAAGCAAGACAACACGCAATCATATTACTATCGAGCTGTACTATCTGTGTACTCGTAGCACCCTTTTCGTAATACTGGACTCTATTCTTATCAGTGACATAAAGTGTTGCTTTTTGCGACTGAACCACTGCCATAATGTGAGGATACAAGGAAATAAGCGATGTTCCCGAATGGTCACCTGTCCACCACGTAGAGTCATATGTTCCTCCTCCATTCCATTCAGCAATATCTGTATCAATCGCAATACGAAGACGATTATTTGTACCGTCATCAAATACCACCGCAGATGATGACAAGTCTAAATCAGACGAAACTCCATCGTTAAACCAATTTGTTGCAATGGTTGGGTCGCTTTCAACGCTACAAGTATACATACTATCTTCCGTACAGAGAATGTATTTACTGTCCCAAATAAGCAAATCAACAACAGCACTAGCACCTCCCATTTGCGACTCCGTAAGTATCTTTTTTAATTGCTTACTTGTTTTTATCTTTCCTTGGATAGAACTCAAATCGAGATTAAATGACTCCCATAACTCCCCAAGGTAATCACCTATATTCACTTGTCGTACTTGTCCTGTATTATCTGGTATTTGCATATTATTTATAATATTACGAATAATAACCTATACGCCCAATCGCTACACCATTTTTATAAAGTGTCAGCATACCACCGGTGTAATTATCTGCAACGCTTTCGCTTCCTGTGTCATCAGCGTTTCTGACTAAAATTTCTGTCCCTGTTGTACTAGCTCCTGTCTTAATCGTAAGAGAACCTGAAATAAGTTGTCGTTCCAATTCTTTAATAAACGAAAGATTACGCACGGTCTCAATAGCAACAAGTCGCTGTTCTAAGTCATTTATTTTTTTCTTATCTTCTGGACTCATATAGTTTCATTAGTCCACGTTGTAGGATTAGCCGTTTCGTTTTGCCATTGGGTTGGAGATATTGCTTTTGTTATTGGAGATGGTATCTCAGGCGAAATTTCCAATAATTGATTTGATACATTTTGTGTGGAACTTGTTAGTGTGGCAAAAGTAACAGGAGATGTTTGAAACAATGCATTTGATGCGGTTGCATTTTTTTGTTCACATATAACAGCTAATATTGAAGCTATGGCATCTCCCCCACCACTAGAGTCAGGTGACACACTTGAATTAAAAGCAGTTATACTAGATTGGTTACTATCATTGGCATAGGCAACAGATAATGCTAAGTGATAACTGCTAGTACCAACAAGAACTTGTGCATCTTGTACTCCTGTCCATGTTGGATTAGAACCAGATGATGTAATTGAATATCCACCAAAAGTGACATCAGATTCATTTGAAACAAAACAATTTGCTATGAGCAATAAAGAATTAGAAGGTCTACTCAAATTTAATCCCGAAGCACCAATCGTTGTAACTGGGTCTGCATAATCACCAGCAGTAGCAAATGTATATACAGGATTAATAGAAGAGTTCCACCCTGATACACGAAGCATAGCCGCCACCCCCAATGTATTAGTTCCTCCTACGTCAATAGTGTAATTTGAAGCAGAAACATCAGAAGCATCTGCAATACGATATAAAATACTTAAAGATGCATCTAAAGAGGAATCAAAACCGTAATTAACCGCAGCTGAAAAACCAGATACGGTAGGGAAACCATTGTAACCATATCCATTAGCAATAATTAACAACAAATCACCAACTTGTACTCCACTTGGTTTAGTGATTGTTAAATTATCTGAATATGAAGCTGATGCTATTGTTGTTGTTTCAACTACTAACGCCATATATTAAATTGCTTTAAGAGCGAAATGTCCTTCTGAGTTTACTGTAAATGTAATCGTACCAGATATTGTTGATACAGTACCTTCTGTAATATCAATCGTAGCGAGTACTGGTGACGTAGAATCTACTCCAGTGTGAACAACAAGTGAATATTTATCTGTAGTTGTCGTTATCGAACCTGTCGTAGCGTTATCAGTATCAAGTTCAACACGATTATTCACTGTATCAATCGTTGTAACTACTCCAGTAAGAGTAATGGCAGAAGCTCCACTTGCTACTTCAGCTGAAATATCAGAAAAATAACTATCTGTACCAGCATCAGGTGTAAAGGTTGTTGCCATTGGATATAATTTTAATGTTCCCAATGCCAAAACAGCGTCAAGTGCTAATTCCAGTGATTTTAAGTGTAGTGTACTCATATTATCTTTTAAAACTATTAAACTTAAATGCGTTTGATTGTGTTACTCGCATTTTTTTCGCTCTATCTTGGTCTAAATTGCCAAACATAGTACGAATATCTACTCGTTTCTGTGCAAGTCGTTGCGAAACTGCTACAACCGCACTATCAGATGAACCAAGCATTACATAATCTGCTGTATAGAGTACAAGATACTCCTCATCTATCGAAAGAACCCCCAAACTAAGCGACAAATCTGATGCGGTAAAGCGTGGATGCGCTCTTTGATATGTCATTCGTACAGTCATTGATTCAGAGGGTACTGGGTAGAAATAAATATGATTACTTTCGATGTCGTACACTTCGGGAATACCAGAACCTGAGTATTTGGTACTCAATGGTTCATCAGAATGGTCTTGTATATCAGTCGGCTCTACTAGCTGGTATACATCATCGTTTAATACCTCTATTTGCCTTATTGTGATGAGTTCTGTAGGAAGTGATAGTTTCTCTACTCCTGAACCTAAAGACACCGTTACCCGTGAAATATTCCCATATAGAGTGCTGTCTGGTGTAAAGCGAGGACTTGCAAGCAATCTTTGTCGTGTGTAGTCATCTACTGCGAAGTTTACACCTCGAATAAACTTATCTACAGCTAAATTAGTCTGTCCAGTAAGGTCTTTAACGGCATCGTATATGGTTTGTAATGTATTTTCATTCATAGTTATTTTTTCGGGGTTGAGTAGGAGACTGAGAGCGCCAGTCCCCTACTCAACCCCGAAAGGGATTGAGTTCTACTTTAATTTGTGTAAAGCAATCTTGTGTATGTACAACCCTTATACACAAAGGACATCGACCAACTTTCCGGCGTTATTTGACCAAACAACTGCATCGTGCATTTGAAGAGTTGTTAGTTCAAAACCGTGTGTTCCTGTTCCACCAACGGCTGCTGAAAGTGTCTTTTCATCTGAACGCATACCCTTAGAAGGAAGAGCAATAGTTACAGCATTGTAAGCACCAGCAAGCATGTGTTCCTTTACGGTTCCCCATGCACCCACTGTACTTGTTTCTGCAACAGTTAGAGTTGTAAACGAAGTTACTTCAAGAGTGGTTGTTGTGAGCTTACGAGCGCGAACGCCGGCGGCTTCCCAGATAGTACGGTTAGCTTGTGATACTTCAAAGTAATCATTAGCATCACCAGCACCAGCTAAGTAGTACGAGCTGTTATTGATAGCTGCCACGAGCGTATCAATTTGAGCTTCAGTGGTTGCCTCAACATCTACAGCTCCTGCCGTAGCTGGAGTTGCTGCTGCGGTAAGTACAACACCGTTTATGGTGATTGTCTCGGCTGCAACAAGCGGGGCAGAAAGAGTAAGAACTGATGTACGTGGCATTTCATTTGTCACAATAACATCAAGCCCTGCAAATGCTTGCGCACCACGAATGACACGAGTACCCCCTGCAACAGTAAAGATGCTATTAACAAGTGCTTTATCAGCTACTGAGAACCCAGCACCTTGTGAAAAGAGGTTAAAGAACTTAGCTTGCTTTGGAGTCATCATTACAAATGGTGTGTTTTCACCGTATGCGTTTTCTTGTTGAAGAATTTGAACGATAGTAGCGGCTACATCATCTGGGTTTGAACTTGATAAAGTGATTGGAGTTCCTGCTGAAGCAGAACCACCCAATACTTCATTATCAAGGAGTGAACCGGCGCTTGATACTCCTGTTGAAACAGAGTGTCGGTGTACAGCTTGGCGAAGTGCAAAAGCGTGTTTATCTTGACGATCAGCAACAATATCAAAACCTTCCCGCATAAGTTCTTGGTAAAGAATTACATCAGTTACGGTTGCAATCTCATCGATTGACTTTTTATCTCGGCTGTATGTAAAGCTTGTTGCACGTCTATACAAAGAGTTCTTTGTAGATTGTGCGCTTACATCTGCGCCATAGCGATTAACAATATATTCTGCGTTCTCTGTTTCAACTTCTGAAACAAGAAGCATTGGGACTGAATCTCGAAGATTGTCCTGAAGTCCTTCCATATAGAATTGCTTCTGTACATCTCCGGCAAAAACATTTGACATAATTTATTTTTAGTTTTAAGGGTTAAATTATGATGTAAAGATACGTGCTTTCTTGAGTTTATCCATCATAGCTTTATCGCCACGAGGGAAGTTTCCTTTTTTAGCTTGTGAAACCCAATACTCAAACGAATCTGTGGCACCTGCTGTAGTACGCTTTGACGGTGGTGGAGCTGATGTTTTCTTTTCGAGGTCTGCAATCTCCGCTTTTACAATTGGAGATTTAAGAGCATCTACTGGGTCAATTCCTTTCCATTTTGCGTATTCCAACACTACATCTTGTGCCTTTTTTGAAGTAATACCTTCTGTCTTGAGTTCAAGTCGTTGGTAACGCTCATCACTTCCTACTTCTTTTTCTTCACTACCTTCTTTACTACCTTTACTATCTTGCTTACCAAACTCTCGTTCGTATTGTCGCTTGATACGAGCACGTCTTTGCTCTGTAGTTTCGCCAGTTTTATCTGACTGTTGCTTGCTACTTTCTGTAGTCTTCGCAACTTCATCTTCTGTATTGCTTGCATTTTCGGTATCGTTATCTGATACATCATCTGTGATAGTAGTCTCAGCTGAATCAACTATCTCTTCTTCATTGTTTTCTACAAACATGGCTCTATATCACTTAAGGATTAGTGAGACCTTTTATATATAAAAACTTTAACCCGAAGGAGGGGAGTTAGACCTTGAGAGCGCTCTTCTCGTGTCTATATTATACCACATCATCGTGGTGCAAGAGTAGAAACTTTTTTTTCTTCACCAACAACAATAGGCTTCATGTTTGAAATCTTCGCAATCAAATTAATTTTTGCTTTGTTCTCTTCTTTTGCAAGGTACACAACTTTCATAATGCGCCCATATTCAGCATCATCAAGGGCAACAACATTTGATGCGAGTACCTCCCCTTTATTTGTTGCTGTCTCTACAAATATCTTACGCAAAAAAGCCAATGTTGATGGCTCTTGTAATTGTTTTGCTATAGTTATTTCTCGCTCTGACCACATATTATATTACTGGTGCTACGCTCTGCTCTTGGTTCATTTGCTCTGTTTGCATCTTCACCGGTCCCCCTTGCGGTGCCATTTGTTCTGCCGCTTGCATTGCTTGATTTACATACAGCATAAGTTCCTGTTCGGACACTCCAATCATATCGAGTACCTTATCACGAAGCGCAAGTTGTACTGGGTCTGTTCTATCAATACCCTTGGCAAGGTTGATAGCATTACTATATGACTCAAAGAGTACCGCCTTAGAGCGTTGTTCGTCTGTTGTACGTACAATAACCTTTTTACCTGCATTACGAATAAATTCCTGAATATCTGTAATCTTACGTCTTGCACCTTTTCGCTTCAAATCAGTAGTAATATCTTTCTCCATTACTGCCTGTATCTCTGGTGTAACAAGTTGTCCCTGTAAGAGTGACTCAGCACCACGCTTAATCATCTCTTTGTTAATAATGGTGCGGTCGATAAGGTCAAGTTCTTCTTTAGTAAAGGTGTCATCAATTTCTCCAGCACTCGCTGCCTCATTAAGAGCATCTTCTAAAATCCAATCACCAATAAGCTCTTCAAGAAAGAGTCCCATATCTTCAAGTTCTTGTTCGAACTGTGATGTTCCTGCTATATTTTGTAAATACTGCGCTCGAAATGGTGTGCCACTCTTAGACTCCTCACCCATAACCGCCTCGAATGAATTAGTCTTTTTATCTGCTGAAGAGTCCCATTGCTCTGTAATGTTCTGATATACCGGTATGGTACTAGGAATAGTATTAAGTTGTTGAAATGTTTTACCTTCCCCAACTTGAAGTACTGTACCGTGGTCAATTCCATCTGCGTAAATACTATCTACTACGTTACCATCGTCAGTATAAAATAGTATTTTACCGCCAATGGCAACAGCACGAGCTTCTTCTGTTTTATAAAAATTATGCCACCTCTGATGTTCTGAAACTTCCTCAGGAATACCTTCACCAAATGCCCTACCAATAACAGGGTGACGCACATCAAGTTTATATGGATATTCCTTTTCGGTAATTTCATCGACACGGAATATAATACCGGTATTTTTACCTGATTTATCTTTACCGAGTGGTGCATAAATAATACGAGCTAACACAAACTCATTCATGTCATCATCGGTCCATGTCTTACCTTGTGATTCAAGGAGTGTTGCTTTTTCTATTTCGCCAGTAACCTCATACACAGTGATGTATGTTCCAACCGTGTCTGCATCTGCATTTGATTTACCTCCAATGTCTTTTGATTTTTTTTGTTCACGTGCAGTTGTAATTGCTTCATTGACATTTTCCCATGTCGTTTGTTTTTTAAGTTGTCCGGGAGTGTAAAAATGTTTTTCAACAATAGGTGAAGTAAGAATATCCGTCATGTCTGTAATGACATTTTCCCATGGCACGATATATACATCTTTACCCTTCTCAGTTTCTACTCGCTTAAAGAGAGTAGTACCATATCGAGGTCGTACTACAGAATACTCATTAAGTGATTTACCAAATCGCATGTCACGCATCTTTTTTTGTAGTGCTTTTGTGGAGACCATAGCAGATACACGAGCTTCATCAGATGCGTCCATTGGTTCAACCTCCATGTGCTTAATATCACGGTCTGTAGAGCGTGCTTCAAGACGAATACGATACTCTGAGATATTGTCGTAGGGATATTCACCTATGATGTCATCATAAGCATTATTATCAATATACCGAGAACGGCGTGCATAGTTAGTTGCCTTAATAAGTTGGTATTGACTGTAGTCATCTCCTGACTGCAATGGGATTGTACGTGTCTCGTAGAATGAGCGTTGTGCTTCAACGTAATCGTAGATTTTCATATTTGAATATATTATACCATGTTTTTATCGCAAGCCTGCTTTAGGTTTTTCTTTTGGTGTTGCGAACTTATATCCAAACTTCTTCATTTTCAAATTATCATAAAACTCCTTAGTGTTATTCTGGTTTTTCTTCAAATGGCGTTGGAGGAAGTATCTAATTCCATCGACGCTATGATCATTACCATTTTCCGGTCTTTGCAACCAAACACCATTTTTGTCCCTGTCCCACATCAAACGAGAGTATTCTTGCCATATATTTTGTGAACGTGACGTAACAGAGATACGCAATCCCTGCATGAGTTGTATTCCATGTAACACACTATCCTTTCCTTTTTCGGCTGCAACAATAGTAATTCCATGCGCTTTAAGCTCATCAATACTCTTCGGTTCAGCACTGTCCGCTACTGTAAGTATATCTCCTTCTTTCAACGCTGTAGCAATCTCACTGTTACTCATTCCTTTCCGATAAATAAGCTCATCGAGAATATATCCGCCGTTATATTCATAGATGTCTGTACATGCTGTAGGGTCAACTGAATACCCAAAGTCCAAACCACGACCTATTTTTTTTGCTTCATGTGGTATGTCGTCAATCAATATCCAATCTTTGAAAATGCGACCCTCTACCGAAGATGGTTCTCCGAGCCATTTTACTTTATATAGCGATGGTCTATTAGCCTTATCGTCTTCCATTTCAATACGAAGTACATCAGCCAGCCAGCCATACTTAATCGCTATATCATAGTTTACATTTATTTTTAGCGTGTTTGGTCTACCCTCAAGTACAAGGCGTTTATGCACAGGGTCATCTTCCAAAAGTCTGTTGTATGTGTATATGATTTGTGATTTCGGCTTACGTACAGTTGGTGTAAGAATTTCCAAGGAATTTTGGGTGATTGTTTGTGCTTCTTCTACCCATGCTATATCAATACCCTCTATAGATTTAATTCCCTGCTCATTATGGTGTAGCCCCTTAAAAATAAATTCAGAACCTGTCTCAGTATTTATAATACTTTTATCAGTAACCTTAAAATCATACAACTCATAGTTATTGATTAAGTCATTCAATAACTGATGCGATGAGTCTGCAATACTAATCTGATACTCACGAGCGCAGAGTATACGCGTCTTAGCCATACGAGCCCTAATCAATAAATACCGTGCCACTGTATGAGATTTCAAAGAAGAGCGACCACCCCATATGGCAGATTCACGCCAATCATTATCAAATAGTCGCTCAAATTCTTCCGGTATCTCAATTATTGTTTCCTCCATTTGACATAAATTTTACAAGTAAAGGCTTAACTGTGTTTCCTTCACCATCAACCATCTCGGTTTTTTTAATTGGCTGTCCATGCAACCTATCCATCAAATCTTTCCAAAAGCGATAGTCACCCTTACGAGCGCTTGCTAACCCTTTTAATAAAATATCTGTCTCCATCTGGTCTGGCTCCATACCGTTCATCGAAGCGAGTTTAATAAGTGCATCTTTATAGATTTCAGCGTAATTCCTTTGACCAAGCGGTCTACCATTAGGATTACCACTCACTCCCTTTTTAAAAGGCTTACCCCTTACCCTTACTGATTTTTCGCTGTTTTCTTCCATAGTGTAGTTACGTCTTCTCCATTACATTATACCACACTTATTCTACTTTTGGTTTCTCCACCCTGACTATATTAATAGTTGGTACGATACCACGCACCGAATAATTTAATATTGGCTCCAAACGAAACTCATACTTATCCTCCAACGCACGAACCTCAGCCTTAAACTCCTCAGCCTTTTTATTCAACATCTCATCTACCAACATCTCTTTACTTTTATTCACTCGTTTTGTTTTAATTTCGCTCATATTTAATTGCTTTAATTTGGGTCTCCCAGTTATTAATACTTTTTTTATCACGCTCGACTGCTTCTTCATTTAATCGAATTTCCTTTTTTAATTCCGTTTGTTCCTCATCATTTGGAACCAGCAATGCTTTGCATTGCTCTAATAATAGTTCATGGTGTTTTAACTCTACTCTTGCTTGTATAAGACCAGCCTTCGCATTGGCTTCAAACTTATTCAAGATAACACTTTTCAAATCTTCTTCTACTCTACGAATTTCATAACCAAACGCTCTCATTTTTTAATTAAATTAATTCCTAATATCTAAATACTATAACATTTTTTATTTTCTGTTTCCATACTAGTTTACCCCCCAAATTCCTTGACAAAGGACAAAGCCATTACCTATTAAAATAAGTACTTGACAAGTATATATAAAAAGATTACCATATCCCCATATGGGGGTATGGTAACCCTTTACTCAAAATGCAAAAAACGCTTAATCTTAGGCGTTTTTTTCATTTTTCAATCGTCTCCAATCTTGTATCGGTATTAAAAACATTGACTATTTTTTTTTCCAGTATAAAATATATTCATATAAATTAATACCGATACAAAATGAAAAAGAAATGGTGGAAAAAAAATGAGTCTCGAAAAGAGGTAATAAGCAAGATAAGTACCGCAGTAAAAGCATCACGACCCTCATGGAATTCTGTCTTTTCAGGTAGGTATGAAAAGAAAGAAAATGGTTGTTTTATTTATACTGGACTATTGTCTAAAAATGGTTATGGAAGAACCTCCTTCAGAGGAAAGGTGGTAGGTTCTCATAGATTATCTTTTGAATTAAAAAATGGTTTTATTAACGATAGAACTAAATTTGTATGTCATACCTGTGATAATCCAGCTTGTATAAATCCTGAACACCTTTGGCTTGGTACTTATATCGAAAGCATGAATAACATGATGGAAAAAAACCGTGGTTCAATATCACGGTTATCACCAGAACAAAAAAACGATATTAAAAAATCATATCCACAAAAAAACATCATAGAACTAAGTGTGCAGTACGGCGTACCAACACGAGTTATTTCTTTTATCATTAAAACGGCGCATCTTCATCTTCCTCTGCCGTGAGATTACGATCTTCTCGGTATACTTTAACTGTTCCAAACATACGCTCGAATATCTTTAATATCTGAGCATCTTTTATCTGCCAAGTGAGGTTATTGCTGTCACCATTTCTCTCAATAACTTTAGTTGAAGCCAAATTTTGTAAAACAGAACGTATTACTGGAGTAGACAGACCAACTTGGTCGGCAATAGTTTGAGCGGATAAACCATAAGCACTTTCACAAAGTATCTTAATGACAGCTCGTTTCTCCTCGTTAGCTAGAGAAAATCCAAGCCAATATAATATATCCATGTCACTTTTTGATAAATTACCACCACGCATTAACTTCAGTGCTTTGGCGAAGTTAGTTATTTGTAAGGCGGTACGCATTGGCATAGCAGGTGTTGGTATACGTTCAATATCCTTAGTATATTTATCTATTTTATTCACGGTACGCATCTTTTCGGCTAGTACAGCAATATCAATAATATGATTTTGTTCTTCTTCCGTTATCTCAAGATCATTCGGAGTAGCGTTTCGCACAACATCGACAATATACTCACTGTATAACTCAGCCAATTCTTCATCTAGTTTACGACCAAATAATTTACGGGAGAGGGCTATCTTAGTGGCTTTACGCTCATCATAGGGCTTCATACGGAAATAAATAAAGCGTTCACCCATGTCTGCCACATCTTCCATGTGAGAATAAATACTTGGAGTGCTTCCGGCAATGACACCTAAATAACCTTTCCAGTGTACTGAGTCCTCCTTATTGCCCACTCGTTTAGTCATTTCACCGTCATAGAGCATGCGAAATTGTGACAGGATAGCGTTACGAGACTCACTGTTGCGAGAAAACAATACAGTCAAGTCACTTATGGATAACATACCCGCCTTACCAACATGCGTATTCAAAAAAGAAATATCTTTACCTCCCTTGGCTACACCGCCAGAGAGAAAGGTGTTCTCAGTGATGTCATCTATCGGATGTATATACTTGCGGTCTGTCATGGCTAAGGGTCTCAAGATTTGTGATTTTCCACCCGAAGAAGCACCAATAATAACAAGCCATGTTGGATCACCTAGTTGTAACCGATTAGCAATAATACAAGCCAGAGCTACATCAATAATGGTGTCATCCTCCATGTAGTAATTTTCTCGCACTCTTTGTTTTATTTCTTCGAGAGTCATATAAGTTTTTGTAAGTCATTAACGGCGGTAGTGAAATCACAATTATGCAACTGACGGTAGACATCTATTACATCACCATGCTTACCACACCCGAAGCAGTAGACACTATTTGTCTTTGGATAATAAGTCAGAGAAGCTGTTTTTTCACTGTGCCAAATACAACACGCCTGTCGGTGTTGGAACTTAATTAAGTTCTCTACAGGATAAGTCTTAACCTGTTCTTTTAGGCTGTCATCTTTAGCCTTTACAGGGCGCCTGTTGGGCATCACTTGAGGAGTAAACTTATCAATATATTCATCGTGAAAAATAACAGACTCAAACACACTAATACGTAAAGCTCTTTCTTCCTTGACTTGCTCCACACTGGTATAGTGTTTAGCTGTTTTTAATAACTCATATATATTCCCTCCGTATTTAACGTAATCAGTTAAGTCTTTTATATTTGG